TGGGGGAACAAGAATTATCCGACCTACCGCGGCGTTGTTATTGGCATGTTCATCAAGGACGTACTACCAGACGGTTCACACGAAATCGGGTACCAGGTGCGAGTCAACGGGCGCAAGAAGGAGCCCCCTACGGCACACCTGGAGCGCGACGACTGGTACAGGAGGGTGATCTATCGCCTCGTGCCGAGATCGTCGGTCGTGGGGCGCGTCTCGACGGGCAGCTCGACAAAGAGCGTGGCGGTAACGCCGGACGAATGAGGCACCTCGACCTATTCAGCGGCATCGGCGGCTTCGCACTCGCAGCGTCATGGGTCTGGGGCGATGAACATGAGATCGTTTCATTCTGCGATAACGACAAGGCGGCGCAGGTAGTGCTGTCGAAACATTGGCCTGGAGTACCGATACACGATGATATCAAAACGCTCGATGCGACGAAATGGCGGGGAACAATTGACCTTGTTACCGGAGGATTCCCCTGCCAACCGTTCAGTTGTGCCGGGAAGCAAAAAGGCGCGGCGGATGACCGTTATCTCTGGCCTGAAATGCTCCGCGTTATTGCAGAGTGCCAGCCCCGTTGGGTGCTTGGTGAGAATGTGCCTGGGATCATCGGTATGGAACTCGACGGCTGTATTGTTGACCTGGAGGGGATTGGTTATGAAGTCGGGCCGACAATTATTCCGGCTTGTTCCGTGGGGGCGCCGCATATCCGCTCACGAGTCTGGATTATGGCCCACTCCAAAATCAAACGAGGTGGAGGAAACCCCGGAGGAATTGGAAGCGAGAGTGGAGAATTTCAAGCAAGGCAAGACCAAGTTCAACCCCGGCGTTCCCTTGAATGTAGCCGTCAAGATGTGGCCGACGCCGCGATCATCTCCGAACGAGAACAGACAGACGAAACCGACGCCCTCGCAACTTGCGGGAGAACACGGAATGAATCTAGCGACGGCGGTAATGTTTCCAACGCCACGGGGCAACAAGACGGAAGGCTATTCGAGCGAGGGATTCAAGCCGACACTTGCGATGATAGCAACGGGCGAAGCGAAGCCGCTGCATGGCCAATTGAACCCGACGTGGGTAGAGTGGCTAATGGGGTTCCCTATCGGTTGGACAGATTGCGACTTCTCGGTAACGCGATCGTCCCGCAAGTCGCGGCGGAAATCTTCAGGGCAATGAAGGCGGTAACTCCGGATGAGTAAGGAGGAGGTATGCGAGACATGATGCTCATGTGCATGGTAGCCGAGGGCGCGGTCATTATCATCCTATTCGTGATTATCGCGGCGCTGGCGCGGGAGCTAGGGCGCGCGGAGGGGAAACTCTCGACGCACGAGGCACTTTTCGAGGAAGCCAAGACCGTGGATATCGGAACGAGGAGGGGGTAAATGAAGGTCCCCGACTGGATGAGGATGCCGCTGGCGGCGCTGGGCTTGAACGCGCAGGAAGTCGAGGAATATCTCGACAAGCCGCCCGAAGAAAACGTATACGACCCGTTGCGGGAAACGGTGAAGATCCTCGAAACCCTCTTCGCCGCGAACTTGCTCAACCTCGATCTCCAGGACGGCCCGGTCGACGAGGGGGAGACGATGCTCGTGCGGGGGATGCCGATGCGGGTAAAGTACGTTCAGGAGAGAAGATTGGTCTTGGAACTCCCGCCGGGAAGACGGTTCAAAAGGCGCGAAGACGGGCGGCTGATAAAGGCGGCGCCGAGGAAGGCGGGGGGATGGTGACCCTCGGTATCGATCCGGGACCCGAAAAGAGCGCCTGCGTGGAATTCGACGGCACGGTGCTCACGGCTCAATACCTCGAGAATGACGCGGTGCGCCGGGAGCTGCACGACATTGGACCCTCGGCGCACGTTGCTATTGAATTCCCTGAAGCCCGCGGCGGCGCCATGCCAGTCTCTCAGGACCTCCTGGACACGGCCGGGTGGGCCGGGACGTTCAACCGCGATCGCACGTGTCAATTCTTCAAGCCGCGAGAGATCCGCATCCATTTCTGTGGGGTCGCGAAAGCTACCCGAGCCCACGTGAGGCAGGCGCTCATTGACCAGCTCGGTCCGGTAGGGACCTCAAAAGCGCCGGGGCCGCTCTACGAGATCGGCAAGCCCCGGCCGCACGCCGAGCCGGGAGACGGGGAGAGCGTTTCGAGCCACCTCTGGGACGCCCTCGCGGTGGCGGTAATGGGCTACGAAAAGGCACGGGAAAAGGAACGGGAAATGGGGGCGAAATAGTGGCGCGGGGAGATCCGGTATTCACGAAATTCGACAATGCGGTCAGGCATTCAAGGAAGATACATAAGCTCCGGCCAGACGAACGGTGGCCTTATGCGGTTCTGAATATGCTCTGCACAGAGCAACGTCAAGACGTGTTGCTGGGCGGTAGCTACGGCCCTAGCTACGTCGCACGTGAGGCGGACGTAGACCGTAGGGTAGCCTTACGCTCGCTTTTGCATATGGCGCACGTACAGCTTATCGAGCTCACCGACAAATGGAGCGTATATGTTTATGACGTAAGGGAAAGACACTCAAAACTAATGTGGAAAAAGCGACCCATATGGCCCCCGAATGGGGAAACACTCATTCCCCATATGGGGTTTGAAAATGCTCCTCTTCAGAGATCAGAGATCAGAGATCAGAGTATATCTACGGATCCGGATACAGAGATTGTAACTCAGAGGCGCAGCCAGCCGGAGCCCGGACCGGCCGGAGCCGTAGATGTCAAAAAGCTACTCGAAGATCAGGACAGGAAACGGAGTGGGGAAAAATCCACAGAGCCGCAAGACAATGAACCCTGGAACCAGGTCGAGCAGGAATCCGAACTCGAGCGCGAGGTCCATCTCTGGTTCCTCGAACTGTGGCCCCACGGAGAATACGAATGGGAAGGGGAGAAGGATTCGGTCTTGAGCCAAGTTAGGACGCACGGACGAGGCCCTTACAACGTCGCCCGGGGGATGCTCAAAGAAGATCGGCGTACTGGGAAGAGAATCGACAATGAACTCGCATACCTGAACGGAATCGCACGGGAACAGGCGAAGAAAGCGTCCACAAGAAGGGACGGATAAGTGGTTAAGGAAAGCTCTATCAGGCGGAGAATAAGGAGACTGTCCAAAAAAGTGGACACTACCGACGCATCAAAGGCACTTGGAATAGTAGTAGATAACGAGATAAGAGGTGGCCATTTATCACCTTATCAACGACAAGAGTTGTTTGTAGCCTGGACACACGAGCAGAGTAGGGAGTACGTCAGCCGAACATGCAATGTATCTTTGCCCACAGTCGCAAGATACCACAAACTCGACAAATGGGACGAACGTATCGCCCTCATCACAGCCGGGATCGCCGAGAAGATCGACGAAATGCTCGCCGCGTCACTAGTCGTCCAGCTTCACGAGGTTATGGTGTTGCGCCAGCGGGCCTACCTCGAGGCGATGAAGGGCTCGTTCAAGGACGCACGTCAGGCGTTCCAGTCCTACGTTGAGCTCTGCAAACTCGAGAAGGAGATCAAACCGGCGCCCGAGGACGGCACGGGCGATGACGTGCTGGCTATCGCCCGCCGCATCTTCACGCAGCGCAAGCTCAAGGATGGTGCCCGGGTCGTGCGTGAGATCGCTGCTGATGTGTTGCCGGGCGCAGATGCCAAGCGTGAGGCGTGCGATAAGGCGGCAAACGTGCCCGCTACGCCCACAACGGATGTCTTGTCGGGTGAAGTATCGCCCAGTGCATCAGTTGTGCCTCCTGATGACAATTTGGGGGCTATACCAGAACCCGATGAATTCAACGAGAACGCGAAGCAAAAGCTGGCGCGCAGAGAAAGGAAAAAGGACGCTTAACGCTCATACTATCAACGTGTTAGGTTAAATATGGCGCATAATAACTATTCTGTTAACCTGATTGATTTGAAACGAGTTACGGGCGAAAGAAAGCGGAAAGGCGCGATTTTGACAGATTGGCAGAGGTTTTTGGTGCTGGGGGGGTGTGGTATTCGATCACGGCCAAAAGGCGGGAGAAGGTAGGGTTACCCGCGTACAAAAATTTCCCCAATTTTTGGAGGTCTTTCCTTGCTAACTTCCATATATGATGATGAGTTTGAGGATCAGGAAGAATGGAAATTTGAAAGAGATTATGTCTATTCCCTAATCCGCCATGACCGCTCTGATCCTAGGCTAAGTTATGAGGAACTTCTTACTTGGCCGGAATGGAAGACCTTCCGTGAGCTTGTGTTGCGCCGTGATAAGTTCTCCTGCCTAGGCCCACTTCTTCATGTGTTTCCTCGCGGGTGTTCAGGGTATCTTGTAGTCCATCATCTCGATTACAAGGATGGTTGTCGCCCATGGGATTATCCCTTGTCGTGGTGTATAACATTATGCCGAAAGCATCATAGATTAGCCCATAGTTTTAACCATCCGCAACCAATTTTCACGGGTTCAAGGGCTGTTATAATATGGTCGAAACTTCTGAGGCAGGAGGTCTTATGACCGTACTTCATAAAGGCAAACCGATAGGCCGTCCGACGGTTGAGCAGCGTTCCGAGAAAGAGGCTCGGGCGGCCCGAGAGCGGCGGGAGCTCGAGGACTGGCTTGCTGTTCCCTCCGGTTTTTGTGAGGGGCTCATCCAGCTCAATGACGTTCCGCTTGTGCTTGATCCTTGGCAGCGGGAGTTTGTTGATTTTGACGGCCGGTTTTACATTCTCAATAAGGCTCGGCAGACGGGTTTCTCGTTCGGGTGTGCTGCGAGGGCTGTAGCCCGGTGCTATTTGTCCCCGCCCAGGCAGTATCTTGGAGTTTTCGTTTCATACAATCTCGCAGATGCGCATGAGAAGATGAATTATGTGAACATGCTCGACGAGGGTTTACCCGTCCGCGTGAAGATGAAGCGGGCGAAGTCGAGCAGTACGGAGATTGAGTTCGCGAATGGGAACCGGATCGTTCCGATGTTCATGCCGCGGGGGAAGGGGCCGGCGGACGTGATGATCGACGAGCTCGCGCACATCACGGAATCCGACAAGGTAGACCAGGCGGCAACTCCGATGATCTCCCGGGGCGGCGCGAAGCTGATCGGCTCGTCGCCGCTCGGGAAGATGGGGAGGTTCCATGATATTTGGGTCGGGACCGATGGGAAGTTTGGGGGCTATCACCGGGTCGAGGTGCCGTGGTGGTGTTCGACGGCGCTGTGCGTCGACGTGGAGGCCGCGCGGACGCTGGCGCCGCAGATGGTGACCGCTGAACGGGTCGACGTATTCGGCACGGAGGCGATTCGCGAGATCTTCGACAACTACTTCCTCGAGGACTTCCAGCAGGAGTACGAATGCTCATGGGCGGACGAGTCCACAGCCGGGCTTCCTTGGGAGCTCATCGAAAGATGCTCTCCGACGGATTCTCCGCCCATGCAGTTATCCGGTCTTGGGGAACTCCCCTTGCTCCGGGGGAATCTCTACGTCGGCATGGATGTCGGGCGGAAGATCAACGCGACGGAGTTCTCGATCGGGGAGCGGCTCGGGAACGGAAAGGTTGAGGAACGTCTTCGCCTCACCTATCAGAACCGGCCGCTCCCCGAACAGGAAGACATCGCGACGCGGATTCTCCAGATTGCGAGCGTCAAAGCCTTCGTCGTGGACTACACCGGCCTCGGGCTTCATATCGGCGATTCGCTTTCGCAACGGTTCGGCTCGCGCGTGAAACTCGTCGCCATGAGCTCGGTCACGAAGCCCCAGGTTTTCAACAACGCCCGGGCGATGATGGAGCGAGACCTGTTCTCGTTCTACCCGGACCGTGAGGTGCGCCGCCAGTTTCATTCGATCAAGAAGGTCGTGACCGGCGGGGGGAACATCATCTTCGACGTGGACCGGAACGAGAAGCACCATGCAGATAAAGCTTGGGCATCGTTTCTTATGCTTTGGGGCGCTGCCGATATGAACGCCGGGAAACGTCCGTGCGTTGCGGTGCTGAGCGGGAAGGGTGGAGAATGAACGAGCACTCGAAAATATGCACAAAATGCGGGGTTGAAAAGTCGAGCACGGAATTTTACTTGCATGGTGGTTCGCGATGCAAAGAATGTCTCCGGGTTCAGGCGCGGATGAACAAAAGAAAAACTTATGATCGAGAAAAGAATCGAGTGGCCAAGAACAAATATCGCAGAGCATATCCTGAAAAAGAAAAGGTTCGCAGAAAAAAACAGCATTTAATGCATCAAAAGCGGGACCGTAATTACCACTTAAAACGCAAGTATGGTATTGGTATCAATGAATATGATGCACTATTCAAAACACAAAATGGACTATGTTCGATATGCAATAATCCTCCTGGTTCGAAAATTCTGTATGTCGATCATAATCATTCGACAAAGCAAGTAAGGCGGCTCATTTGTCGGGATTGTAATTTGGGGCTTGGCAATTTCAAGGACAACCCGAATCTTCTCCGCGCCGGTGCCGATTACTTGGAGACTTATGATGAGGAATTGAAATTTGAATCTGTTATGAACGAATTCAAGAAAACGATCCAAGACATTCTCCAATCTAGATAACCCCGACTAAAATTCGACTAAAATAATCCTTGACATTCACGCGCCTTTGTGAAATAGGTTCACACAGGAAGCTAGAAGGCGCGTCACATTGGAAGAAATCGCCGTCCGCGTTGACGACGATCTCGATAGACCTCATCAGTCGGCTTACGAGATTGCACTCGCGCATTGCGAGGAGTCTCGGGTTGAATACGAAAAGACTCTCGCGGCTGCGCCGGCGAAGGCCAAGAGTGCCGCGCGGCTCCTCAATCTCCTCAATCGTCAGTTCTCCTCGCAGCCCTACACGTCGAAGTTCATCTATCAGCATCAGCTCAATATCTGGGTCTACCGGTGCGTCTCCGTGATCGTCGGCGCGGCGATCCGCCCGGAGCCGAGGCAGTATCGGGAATTTCTCTCGAAAGGCGTGCTCAAGAGTGAGGCGCTACCGCCAGATCATCCCGCCGTAAAGATTCTGCAGAATCCCAACGGGTACGATACCTGGCGGGATCTCGCAGAGAAAATCTGGACCTCGTGGGAACTCACCGGAATGTGGTTCCTGCTCTTCGATAAGAAGCTCAATACCCTCGATCATCTGCGCAGCGATCGTATAGAAATTCTCCCAGACAATAGAAAACTCATCGGCGGTTATCGCTACAGCGTCGTCGGGCAGACGCAGGATTTTCTTCCCGAGGAGGTCGTCTACGGAAAGCATTGGAACCCCGACGACGACTACTACGGACTCCCTCCGCTCAAGGCCGCCTCGAACTCCATCGCCTCGCACATGAAGGCGAGCGCGTGGAACCTGAATTTCTTCGACAACTCCGCGATGCTCTTGGGTTACCTGAAATCGAATTACGATTTCTCGAATGACAAGGCGCTCCTTGAGCAGATTCGTTCCGAATGGAGTGAACTCTACCAGGGGTATTCGAAGTTCGGCAAGTTCGCCGTGCTCGGGGGCGATCTTGATTGGAAGCCGCTTTCCCCGACACACACGGAGATGGGATTCGTCTCGCTTCTCGACCGCGCGCGTGACGAGATTGCCGCGGCCTTCGGCGTGCCGAATATCTTCATGAACGTGACCGAAGGCATGAATTACGCGAACTCGCGCGAGCATCAAAGCATCCTCTGGCAGACGAAGATGATCCCCCAGATCAAGAAGCTCGAGGCGACGCTCGACAAATTCCTCAATACGCATTTCGCCGATAAGGGTGAGCGGATCGTCACCCGATTCGACCTCACACAGATCGAAGCCCTCCGGGAAGGTGCCGTCGCCGAGGCGGAGGCTTCACGGGTCTATACCCAGAGCGGCCAACGGACGATCAACGAAGCCCGTGCTCGTCGCGGAGAAGCCCCCCTCGACGGCGGCGATGTATCGCTCGTTCCGATGAGCTTCGTCCGGCTCGATCAGGTGGGCGACGTGCTCGCGGGGCAGACCCCGGCGACGGGGCAGTTGAGCGCCAGCCGCGCAAGGGTGAAAAGGAAATCGCTTATCACCGATCCCGCGAAGCGTCTCGCGCATTGGACCGAGACGAAGGGCATCATCACGGCCGGTCAGAATCGGATGCAGCGCCTCATCGTCGCTATCGTTTCCGACTGGCGGCGCGAGATGCTAGCGAATCTCAACGCCGATAAATCCATCAAGGCGCTCGAGACGAAAGCACTCTCCGCGCTCGAAATTATCTTCGATCTCGATACCGCAACGGGAATGCTCAAGCGATTGAGCAAGCCAATATTTGAGGATTCGACGAAACGCGGAGGCGATCGGGTATTCGCGACGGCGAATCTTCCCGGCGCATTCAACCTCCACGATCCGAACGTGGACGCTAAACTCCGCGCCGCCGAACAGCGATTCGTGAACCGCATCGGAGACGCAAACTGGAACCGCGTCAAGGACTCGCTCACGGAGGGGATCAATAACGGCGAGCCGATTCGCGATCTCGCCGCGCGCATCGAAGCCGAAATGGACCGGATAGATTCCAATGCGCTGACGATCGCACGGACTGAAGTTCTCCCGAGATATCATGAAGGCCAGATCGAGGGCATGCGCCAGAGCGGGCTCATCGAGCAGAAGGAATGGCTCTCGGCGTTCGCCGATGATTCGCGTGAGGATCACATGGCGGCTGACGGTCAGGTCGTTGGAATCGACGAGAGCTTTCTCGTCGGTGGCGAATATCTCGCGTATCCCGGCGCACCGTCCGGGAGCGCGTCGAACATTATCAACTGCCTATGCGACGTTCTCCCGGTAGTCGCGGGCGCGGAGGAGTAGAAGATGGCACTCAACAAGATTTTCCACGCCGATATCAAGAAGAAATCCGAGCAGGACGGGCATCTCATCATCGAGGGATGGGCCTCGACGAAAGCGGTCGATCGCGCGGATGAGGTAGTCGAGCCGGAGGCGTTCACGAACGGAATCGCCGCATACCTCGATAACCCGATTCTCAGATATCAGCACGAGCCAGGTGCCATCGGCAAGACGCTCTCCGCGACGATCGATCCCCTCGGCGGGTTCTGGATCAAGGCGATGCTCTCGAAGGCGAAGGACGTCGAGGATATCGTAACGAAGATCAAGGAGGGCATCCTCAAGGCGTTCTCTATCGGTTTCAGGCCGATCGGAGAGCCGGAGATCGTTGACGGTATATCCCATTGGAAGGCGCTCGAGCTCTACGAGGTGTCGATCGTCGATATCCCCTGCAATCGAGAGTGTCTGTTCTCCGTCGCGAAGGGCGTGCAGTACGGGAACGACATCGTCTACTTCGAGAGCGAGCTCGCGCGCGATATCGAGATGCTGAAAACCAAAATAGCCGCGTTACCTGCCAACCTCCAACCAGACGGGAAGGCCGCTCCCGTAGTAATTCCAGCGTCGATTCCCGAGGAGCGCTACGGTGCATTTCTCAAGGAACTCGACCGCGCAACGACCGTAATGAAAAACGATGAACTGGATAGGTTCCTCGAAAGAATGAAAGGATAAGATGATGGCCGATAACGGCAAAATCGAAATCCCCGTCGAGAAACTCGACGAGGTACTGAAGGTCGTCGAAGGGATGAAGAGCGTCCACCGCGATCTCCAGGAGAACATGATTTCAAAAGAGGCGGCGCAGAAACAGACCGAGGTACTCATCGCGAAGGCGCTCGATGAATACCGCAAGGAGGCGGCGATCGAGAAGGAGCGCAAGATTCTTTTCGGCCTTGCGCAGCTCACGACCGATCCGTGCATCGATGCGATTCGCAAGGCTGCGAAAGTTCCGGCCGGGAACAAACGCAACCTCGAGATGGCGAAGGCGCTCACGGTTCAATCAGCGGCGCCAGATATCAAGGCGTTCAAGGATATCTGCGATGATCTCGTCATCGTCGATGCGATCATGAGCAGAGATAGACGATACGCCGGGATGGAATCCCTCAAGACGTTTCAGAAGTTCGAGCAGCTGCGCAACGGCATCATGAAGGCGGTCGCCCCGATGGACACCGCCGATACCTCGAACTGGGTTCCGACCGGGATGAGTTCGCAGGTCATCGACCTCCCGATCATCTACGGGCAGATCGAGCCGCTCTTTGAGCACGTCTATTGCCCGACGAAGGTCTTCGACTACCCGATCAACATCACCGGGCCGGATACCGTCGCCGATTGGGTCGCCGAAGCCACCACGAACACCTCAAACCCCGGAGATACTTTCGGGCAGACGCTCGTCGACTCGAAGATGACGTTCACGGCACAGAAGCTCCGCTCGCGCGTCGTTTGCAGCTTCGAGCTGGATGAGGATTCCATCATCCCGATGATCCCGAAGATCAAGGAGCAGCTCAAGAAGATCCTCGATCAGACGGTGGAAAACACCATTCTCAACGGCGACACGACCGCGACACACTTCGATACCGACATCGAGGCTCTCGGAGCGAACGATGGCCGCGTCGCATGGAAGGGCATTCGGCGTCTCACGGTCGGCGTAACGGGCCTGAACACGGATATCTCGGCAACGTGGGCGCAGACGCTCCCGCGTGCGGGTCGTGCGAAGCTCGGCAAGTACGGAATCCGCCCCAGCGAGCTCGCCTGGATCGTCGGGCCGAAGACCTACGCGAACAAGTTCCTCTCGATGGATGACGTGAAGACGATCAACCTTTTCGGCAACGATGCGACGGTGAAGACCGGCCAGCTTCAGTTGTTCGACGGGATCCCGGTCATCATCTCCGAATTCCAGCGCGAGGACGTTGGCGTGGACGGATTCAACGCAGCGTCAGGCAACACCTATGCGACGATCGCGATCGTCAACCACCGCTATTTCTTCATCGGCGACAGGCGCCTCGTGACGCTCGCCGTCGAGCCATGGGTGACGACTGAGCAGTATAACCTGCTCTGCTTCCGTCGGCTCGATTTCGAGCCGTTCATGACTCCGAGCGCGACGTACTCGATCGCATGGACCGGATTCAAGCTCACGCCGTAGTCGCGACGTGAAATTGCGATACCCCCGGGCGGTTTCTCACGATCGCCCGGGGGGCGAAGAGAGGAAACGGGATGAAAATAAAAGGACACTATTCGGGCATCATCGACATCGAGAAAGACGGGAAGGTGCAAGCGAAAGAATTCACGCTTTACGACGGGGACACGATCCCCGAAGAGTTGGAGGATTATCTCGCTGCAAATTTTCCTGATCTCATAAGCAAGATCGAGCCCAACGAGAAGTCGGCTGAATCGCCGAAAAACAAGATGATCGGCAAGAGTCCGAAGGACAAGTAACCAGAAAGGATTGCGGAAATGAAAAAGCTCTTACTCGCGATGCTCTTCGCGGCGGTGCTCGTAGCGGCGGCATCGCCCTTGAGAGCTCAAACTCCCGCTGGATATTACGGGGCGACTTATTGGAGCCAACAGGACGCCCTAGGCCAGCTCGTCTATCGCTCGCTCGATTCCCCGCCTTACACGAAGGGGCATTCCTACACGTCGACGAGCGGAACGATCATCACGCTGACATTTGCGACCGCCGAATCGAAGAGCGGCTACTATTGTTGGACGTATATCATGTATCCGCCCGGCCCCGGGCAGGCGGGGACGATCAGCGTTGTTAAGAGTCTCGGCGGCGTAACGCTCGAATCGTTTACGATCAGCCCCGGGTCGACGATAGCCGATGACGTGGCCTGCGATCAGATACAGCTCGGAAAGACCGTGGCGACGGATGTCGTCTATTATGGGGGGTTCTACAACCGGTGAGAAAGATCGTCTTATTTTTCGCTCTCGCTCTCGCGCTCGGCCTTGCCCTCCGCTTCGACGAATCGAGCGCCGAGGGGCCGTATGCCGATAGCCTCTACATCGTCAAGCCGGAATCGGATTCGCTAATCTGGTATTGGGCGTTTGGAACTCCATACGTCGATCAGACGGTTAGGCTCCTGAATCATACGCCAGAGACGATGCTCTGTACGGCAGGCATCGTCGGCTCGAGCTTTCGTCTCGATACTACGCATACGACCATGGATTTTTCTATCGCTCCAGACACTTGTTATCAGTTCACGGTTCGATTCAATCCATCGAAGAAAGGTATAAAGACCGGATGGATCGCATATTCACAGCCATTCGATACCACCTATCTCTGGGCAACAGCGAGCGACTCGCTCATTCCGGTTCTTCCGGCGAACGACAGCATCCATTGGGGAACGAAGCTCATCGGCTCGACACCGGTGGCGCGAACGGTGGAACTGGGAAATCTTGGGGCCGATTCTCTCGTCGGTGTCGTCTACTCGAGCAATCCCTGCTACAAGCTCAACGGCGCGGTGAAGGATACGCTCCAGTACATCATCCCAGACACGACCGGAATATTCCAATTCACCGTCCGGTTCATACCGAGCGGGCGCGGTACGATCAACGCCTGGCTTTACTTCTCGGACCCGTTCGATTCGATCGCGCTCTACGGCAGCGGGACGGGCGGGACGACGCCGAGACCGCTCGGGACTTCGCTCTATGGAAGTATGCAATTTAATACGGTCGATCAACCGTTGAATGCATATGGTCAGATCGTGGACATGAACATGAACGGCGTATACCCGGTGATCTTGAACGCTGGCGCTTCGATGCTCGATATCAGCGTCGGGTGCCTGCGTGCGTCATTCGACTCGATCAAGATCGATGCAGACACAACGACGGGGATCTTCACGTCGTATACGGATTCGGTCACGGCGCAGACGATCGCCTGGAATATCTACGGCGTGAGCTATCAGCACGCCACGACGGCTGACGGGCTCCCCGAGAATACGTCCGTGCCGGTTCTCGTGCGCGCGTGCAGGACGAACGACGCCTCGTGCTGCGTCGACACGACGATCACGCTCATCACGAAGTGCGGCGCGCTCTCGTCGCCGATAGACTTCGAAATCGCTCAGGCGCCCGATAGCGGTTTCATCGCCTATTGGGATACGCGCACGCCAACGACGGATGAACTCAGATACTATGATGCCGATCTCGATACGGGGTGGGTATACGGATGGATCTCCGGCACTCCAACCGCTTCGCATGCCGTTGAGGTTCCGATTCGTCTCGAACCGTCAACGACCTATTACGTATCGGTTGACGGATACAATGCCTGTGACGAAAATAAGGGCTGGAGCGACAGTCTCACCTTCTACACCGATGCCGATACGGTTGTCTCAATGTGCCCACCTCTTGTATTCACCGCCAAGGCAACGCAGGCGGTCACGGATTCGAGCGCGGTCATTCATCGGCACTTGAATCTTGCCGGGCATATCGACTACCGCTACGGCGTGGAGAACGACGAATTTTGGACCTACCATTACGATACCGAAGCCGATTCAACGCAGCGGACCGATACGCTCTCTGGCCTTGACGGCTCGACCGATTACACTTGGGAATCTCGGTATCGTTCATTCGAGGGTTGCGATACGACGGCTTGGGGAGATTCGGCTCACTTCACGACCTTGAGTTCATGCCCGACCGTCACCAAGAGTTTGTTTGCATCTCAGGCGATCACCACGGGCGGCGCGACGCTTCACTTCCATACGAGCGACGCAGTTCACGCGGGCTTCCGGTATCACGTCACGGGAAACAACAC